CATCGCTTACCGCCGCGAACAGCCAGCCTGGGTGGATAGCGACAGCACCCTACGGTACTACACCCGTGACCCACGCCATGACCGATACATTGCAGAGAACATCGACAAGGTCATCAGGCCTGCCCCTACGACGCACAAAACGGGGCAAGACGCATACCTTGATGATTTTTCCTAGTCGATGTACCAAACGCGGGGCAAAATGATTGTAGCCCCCCTTAAAATGCGAAACGGTAAATAGGCAAGGGGTCACCTCCAGCACAATCGACCACCAGGATCGTCGCAACAAAAAAGGGGGAGCCGAAGCCCCCCCCCCTGCTAATTCATGGATGGATAAAAAGGCAATTAAAATCCACCACAACTAGCCGCTGGTGTTTTATGCCACCTCCAGCTGGGCTATCAGTTGTTGCATAATTTGCAACAACTGAATTATGGGTTAATCATCCGCCATCAGAGCCCCATAGGCGGCGTTCAGGTGCTGGATAGCCACGATTTCGTTACTATCCAAGTCTAAAGGATCGAGATTGTATCGGATGATGTTAACAATCGCATCAGCAAGGTTGAAGTTATTGGTCATCGGTTTGTTCCTCTTGGCAAGTGGTTAGTTATTGTTTTTTGGCATTGGCAGGCACCGCCATTGCCGCCAAGCCGCATCTTCGTTTTCATAATTTGAGCCACCCCTATGCCTGACACACGAGGGATTTTGGCATCTAACATTCCAGAAAAGTATTACATCGCCATTATTTAAATTAACTTCATCAGCTTTTAATGATGGGGGGCTACCACACCGTCTGCATAAATTGTCATTAAGTATTGCGATCATCGGCTTTTTCCTCTCCATCAATGTTAGTTAATCCAACAGGATCATATGTGTGAACACCTTTAGTGTATGGGGTAGTAAATTTATCACCTTTTTTAAGAATCTGTTTTTCAGTCCATCCAGATGCACTAACTTTTCCTTCATCGTCTTGTTCCTTTTTAACTAATTTTACCTTAACCAATCCACTTATGGGCAAATGCCACTCATCAATCGTTGGGGGTTTTAACTTGCCAGATTCCATAAAGCTCTTAACAAGTTTTTTTAATCTTTCTAAAGGTGAGCGGGGAAAATCTAGCTCTGTTTCTTTAGTCATCGGTTTGTTCCTTTTCCAATTTTTCCAGTTTTTTCTCAAGCTCAATAACCGTATCCTCAAGGTTATCTCGTTCAACAGACAATTCAAAAATCTCATCCCGCAAAGAATGAATTGTATCTTTCAAATCGTCTATGAAATCCTCCATATCTTTGACACGCTCAACCTCTTGCACCAAGTCGCGCAACGTATGCACTAGGTCTAAAACGTCAAAATTACCGATTTTTGCATCAATCCTGCACGCATGAAAATCCATGTCATACAGGTCATTTCTGGTAAGGTGTGTTAAAACGGCCATAGCATCCCCCTATTGGCTTGGTGTTGTTAAGCGATTGACGTTTGCCATAGCAGCTAGCGTATCAGCGGCTTGCCCGCAATCAAAGCCGTTGGCGATGTGCTGCTGTAGCATGGTCTGCAATTCGGCTAGGTTGTCGATGATCCTGGCTTTGGCTTCAGGCCAGCCTTGCTTATGGGCGAATTGGTTTGTCATGGTTTAATCCTTATGGGTTTTCTGGCCAGCAGATAAGGCGGTGATAAGAGGCGTAGTTTCGCTTGAATCAAAAATCCATTCATCATCGTCTTTGTCGTAAATAAACAAGCAAACCTCTTTGGCCAAAGTCATCTTGAAAGGCGTTTCTTTTTCTTTCTCAAGCTCAAACTCTTGATTGAAAACGTCCAGGGCTGTTTCATAGTCGCCCGTCCAAAAAACATGAACGGATTTGCGGCTTTCATGTTGCCATTTGCTTTCCTCAAAGTCCCATGCACAAGATGATGCGGGCTTGCCTTTTATGTCGGCAATTAGATAGGCAGAGCTCCACCAAATGCGGTATTTATCAATTGTTTTGGTTTGGTTTGTCATAGTGTTTGATCCTTTGTGTTGGGTGTTAGGCGGCATCATTGAGGATTGACTTGCAGAAATAGTCACCCTCTTGTTTATCCCACGCATCGTTAATCAATTCGATTAAACCCTTGGATTGCGGGGCGCGTATAATAAGCCCGCCGCGCTTGCGCTTGGATTGCACTATCAAGCTTAGCGTGCCGTTTGATTCTTTCATAGTGCAGGCGGTGTAGTGTATGCCGTCATAGATAAGTTCTGTTAACATGGTGTGTTCTCCTTTGTGTTGGTGTTAGGCGGCCTACCTGGCCTGGGGTTGTTAATTAAAGCTTTGTGTATAGGCCTGTTGCCTTGGTGAATAATTCTTGCAACTGGCTGGAATAAATCCCCTTTGCCTCTTTCTTTTTTTCTAATCCCTTGGCCATCGAAAGGCGGCTAAAGATCATGTTGTAGAGGTCTGTACCCAAATCTAAGATTATCTCGACATGATTGCAGCTAGTGCTGTTTCTTCCGATTCTAAAGGATAAAGAATTGTTGCCTTCTACAAAGTTTTTTGCGCCTGTCATGGCAACAAATCTATTGCCGCCTAGCTGCTCTAAGATTGCTTTACTGATTGTGTTCATGGTGTGTTCTCCGATTGTTGCCAGCATCGTTGCTGATATGTTTAGAATATAGGGTTTTTGTGTTTTGTCAATACAAAAAAGACGATTCTTGAAAAAAAAAATAAATGGGGTAAAATAGGACGTTGCAACACAAAAAAGGGGTTTGCCGTGACTGAAAAAAGACCTTTTGGAAGGCCAACAAAGTACAAAGAGGAGTTTTGCGAACAGGTCATCGAACTTGGCAAGCAAGGTTATTCCAAGGCAATGATTGCCGCGACGTTAGATATTTCAAGAGAAACTTTGGACGAATGGATTGATTCTAAACAAGACTTTTCTGACGCAATGAAAATAGCCATCACTCAAAGTCAATTTTGGTGGGAAAAAACAGCGCAAGAGAACTTGAAAAATAATCAATTTAATTCACCGCTTTGGTCTAAGTCTATGCCCGCGCGTTTTCCTAAGGATTACTCTGACAGAAGCAAGGTTGAACTTACAGGAGCCAATGGTGGCGCCGTTGAAGTCATAACGAAGATTGAGCGCGTTATTATCAGTGAAAAAAACACTTCAGATTCAAACACCTAGGTGGGCTTTGCCTCTGCTGCATGATGCGCGCTACAAAGGCGCATTCGGCGGGCGGGGTTGCGTTCACCCTGACACGCCGATTGACGTGCCTGGCGGCCAAATAGCCATTAAAGACTTTAAAGGCGGCCTTGTGTGGTCATGGAAATACGGGCAAAAGGTTATGGCCTTTGCAACGCCCGCAAGCCGATTCACTGTTGAACAGTTGTATGAAGTTGGGTTTGATGATGGCCGTTCGATAGTTGTGACTGACCAGCACAAATTCTTAACTAGCCGCGGTTGGCAAGAGTTGCGTCATCTCTGCGCCTCTGATGCCGTTGTTTCGCTGCCTCAGCAATCCTCCGCTTGCCGTCCTCTGACCACTTCGGGCAACGGCCAGCAAGAGTCACCCGCAAGTGTTCTGCATTCGACGCAAACACCCGCAAGTTGTTTGGATGATTGTTTTGGATATTACGGTCAATATGATCAACCACTTCAGTCGGCAGCAAGTATCGGCCTAGCGTTTGTTCCATCACAAGACGATGCACAGCAACATAACTCCCGTGTTTTGTGCCATGCGGATGTTGGGGGCAGCGCAAGTATTGATAGCCCTTTGCAAGCTTTAAGCCGCCCTTCCAGCCCGTCCGCTCCTCACGGCGTGGGGGTTCTATGTTATGCAGGCGGGGGAAGTTATAGCGGCGAAATATCTTCTGCACGGCCTTCGGTGTCTTACCAATCTTATCGGCAATTTCACCAGAAAAATAACCATCCGCTGCAAGAGCAGCAACAAGTAAGACCTCGCTTGGGTTGCGACAACCAGTTAAGTTTGGCGAAAAGCCTTCAAACGCTTTTTGGCAAGCAAGGCGATAGCGTTGGCGATATTCCATTGGATTCTCCTTCTGTTGGATGCTTCACTTTAACAAGCATTGCTTACGTCCGCAAGCACAGCCGCCAACATTATTGGGACTTGCACGTTTTCGGCACAAACAACTATCTATCAAACGGGATTGTTAACCATAACTCTGGAAAATCGCATCTATTCGCCGAAATGTTGATAGAGAAGCACATCATGAATCCATCCCATCGTAGTGTTTGCGTTAGGGAAGTGCAAAAGTCATTGTCACAATCTGTTAAGCGTTTGCTTGAGATAAAGATAGAGCAGCTTGGCGTTGCGTCTTACTTTGAGGTGCAAGAGGCCGTCATCAAGTCCAGGAAGGGCGATGGACTAATAATCTTCCAAGGGATGCAGAATCACACCGCGGACTCCATCAAGTCTCTAGAGGGCTATGATTTGGCGTGGGTGGAAGAGGCGCAATCGTTAAGCCAGCGTAGCCTTGACCTGCTGAGGCCAACAATCCGTAAGCCTGGTAGCGAGTTATGGTTTACATGGAACCCAAACCACCGCGACGATCCCGTCGATGCGTTGTTGCGTGGGGAAAAAGCGCCGCCCAACGCTGCTGTTGTTGAAGTCAACTATAAGGATAACCCGTGGTTCCCCGCCGTGCTAAAGGCCGAGATGGAATATGACAGGGGGCGCGATGCTGATAAATACAATCACGTGTGGCTTGGTGGATATAGCCAAAATTCAGAGGCGCGCGTGTTTAAGAATTGGACTATAGAAGAGTTTGAGACGCCCGCCGATGCCGTGCATAGATTCGGGGCGGACTGGGGCTTTGCAATAGACCCAACAGTGCTGATACGTTGTCACATCGTTGGCCGCAAGCTGTACATCGACTATGAGGCCTATCAGGTTGGCTGCGAAATCATGGATACGCCTAGTCTGTTTTTGTCTGTACCAGAGTCTGAAAAATGGCCGATTATCGCTGATAGCGCTAGGCCAGAAACAATTAGCCATATGCGCAAGAATGGATTCCCGAAAATCATGCCAGCAGTCAAAGGTAAGGACTCGCTGAAGGAAGGGATAGAGTTCTTAAAGACTTACGATATTGTTGTCCACCCACGATGCACGCACACTATTGACGAATTGAACATGTATTGCTATAAGACAGACCCATTGACGGGGATTGTATTGCCAGTACTAGAAGACGAACATAACCACGTTATTGACGCTATTCGATATGCGTGCGAAGCTACAAGGCGGATAGCAAAGCAAGCAAATGTAGAATTTGTTCCGCCTGGCCATTATTCAACCAATTTACATAGAAGGTTTTAAGGGTGGCGTTAGATAAAATTGTTAAGTCTATGCTTGATGACTTTAAGATGTCATCCGATGCTGAATCCGACAATAGAACCCGCGCCCTATTTGTTTTAGACTTTATTAGACCTGGTGCAGACCAATTTAGCTCTGACCAAGTAAAGGCGAGGGGGAATCGCCCGTCGTACAGCTTTAACCAGCTTCCTAAGTTTGGGCGACAGGTCATTAACGACCAATGGCAGAATTTGCCACAGATAAAGTACATTCCGACGACCGATGACGATGTTGAGAAGGCCGAACTGTTGGAGGATATGGTTCGTGAGGTGCAGTCACAGGGTTGCGCTCAAACTGCATACAAGCTCGCCATTGCCAGCCAGGTGAACATTGGATGGGCTTACTTTGCGTTTTGCACCGATTATGATAGCGACGAAAGCAACGACCAGAATATCTACATCCGCCAGATACCCAACACGTTTCAGGTTTATGATGATCCCGCGTGTCGTGAGCAAGACCGCAGCGACAGGCGTTTCTTGATTGAGATTGAGGACATTCCCCGTTCAGAGTTTAACGAAAGATACGAACGCAGCTACACTGAAAGCGAATTGAAGTCTATCGGCGATGATTATCCAGCTTGGGCTGAAATGGGCAAAGACCTTGTGCGGGTTGGGCATTATTGGCGCAAAGAATACGACAAGCAAACAGTGTGGTTTAATAAAGAAACTGGCAAAAAAGCAACAGAAAAGCCAAAAGACATTAAAAACTACAACGAGAGGGTAATCAAAAAACCCCGCGTGATGTACTACAAATGCACTGCAAGAGAAAAAATAGAAGAACGCAAATGGTATGGTAAACACATTCCGTTTTGTTTTGTTGAAGGCAACAAGACTATTGTAAACGGCAAGACATACTACACTGGCCTTTATGAGGACATGATTTCGACGCAAATCCTTTATAATTACGCCACCAATACTGCTATTGAGCTTGCTGAATCCGCCCCGATTGCCCCGTTTACTGGCGATATCCGCGCCTTTAAGGGGCTTGAACAGTACTATGACACGGTAAACCAAAAGAACCACTCATATTTGCCGCACAACGCTATTGACGAAAGTGGCAACCCGATTAACGAGCCTAAACGAGCGCAAAATAGTGCGGATTTGTCGTCTGCTGTGGCTTTGATTCAGATGGCCGAGCAGAATTTTTATGGTACTAGCGGCATTTATCCCGCCTCACTTGGTCAGCAAAGCAACGAAAAGTCGGGCAAGGCCATTATGGCGCGCCAGCGTGAGGGAGACGTTTCTACATCGAATTACTCCGATATGTTTCGCCGAGCGCTAATTTATGGTGGAACCATTTATGAGGACTTAAGAAAATATATTTTGGATGGTAGCCGTGAAGTTAAGGCGCGGAGTGAAGACAATAAAACGCGGGTAGTAAAAATCAATCAACGGTACCAAGACCCAAAAACTGGCAAAACTGTTGAGTATGACATGACTAAGGGGGACATGGGCGTTTCAATTACAACTGGCGCAAGCTACACAACCAAGCGTGAGGAATCGCGGGAATCACAGATTCAGTTGTTCCAAGCTGCACCACAGGCGATGCTGCCAGCCTTGCCAATGATTGTACGCAGTATGGATTGGCCAAATGC